TTCATAAGTTGCCCCAAATAATTTATTATTATCAGAACCAGCAGGCATTGTATTTCCATTTCCTAAGCCATCTAACTTATAATCATTCTGAAGAGAGACAGGAAGAATTGTAGTTCCTTTTAAAACTCTTAAATCATCTGATTTTTGTTGATTTACTTCATAAGAGTTGTAAATCTTATTAATATATTGATTGACTGCTTTATTTATGAAATAGTTATAGTCCTCTAAGAGTAGGCTTGGAGCTTGTACTTTATTTAATTCCACTAAAGCATATTCAAAAATTTGCCTAGCTGTCATTTAATTTATTTTTTTTATTTTATTTTTTCACTGCTTTCTTTGCAGTTGCATCTTCGAAATGTGGTATACCCTCAGTAACTTGTTCATTGATTTCATCAATTTCATTTTTAGTTAATAGATTAGGGTATGTTTCTCTTTTAATAGAATCTAATAGTTTCTTATAACGAATATCTCTTAAAAATATAATAGCAGCTTCAATAGTTCCGCCAATTATTTTATCATCATATTTAAAAATACCATCTGCTTTTCTAATTACTCCTCTATCAATAGCATCAAGAATAAATAAGTGCATTTTCCAATCTTCACCCTCATACAAATCTTTAATTCGTTTTGGATTTTTTTCAGAAATTTCAATTAAATAATCTAGTACATCAGCAGGCACAGCATTTGATAGGCTTCTACCCAATACTTTAGCTTTTTTAAGTCTTTCAGCTTCATTATCTCCAAAGATATAACGTTGTGCTTCAAAAATCTCTTGTTTTTTATTTACTTTGTATTTTGTTGCTTGTCCAGGCCTTTCAATATATAAATCTGCAACCCCATATTTTTTAGCATCTCCATCAATTATTAAGTTACCATTATGGTCTTTTTCATGCCTATCTTTAGCAATTCAGTTACAATATTGGATAGCTTCCCAATTTGCAGCATCTACTGTATCATCTAAATTAAAGTATGTACCATCTGTGATTGTAAATACATGATTAGCTGGAACAAAGTGTTTTTTGCCAGTATTCATTTGTATTATATCATCTTCTGAAAGAATCATATCTCCATTTGAATTAACTGTTTTTACACATGCAGGAAGTTTACCTGTTTTAGGGTTTGGACACGGTTGAATAAAATATGTTTTTTGGACTTTGCCATAAACACTTTTAAGAATTATTTCATTATTCATTTTACACTTATTAAAATTATATTTTTTGTATTTTGTTATCTTTATATTATTGTTATTGTATCTTATTAAAAAATAATTACAAGAGAGGCTAAACTCTCTTGTAACTACTATTTATCTTCTAAACTTCTTCTATAATCATACTTCTATACGGAGCAAATGCTACAATGCCACTATAACCCATAACGATTAATTTTGTCCCAGCAATTGGGCTTGAAACGATGCCACTTGTAATGCCATCTACACCGCCTACCAACGGTATTTACTATATATTTCTATACAGATTAGACTATATCTTTAACTTCATTATATTTAAAAATAAATCCTTTGCATTGTGAAGTTACTCCACGTAATACTTTCCCAACATTAGAAAATTCTTCCCTGCATTGTGAATATGTACTCCATGTCTTTACTAACTCCCCTTTTAATGTGTATTGATTAATTTTTCTAGGAATACTACTTTTAGAAGAGACTTCTATATTTTCTAATTGATCTTGTTTATAGTAAGACCATTGAAAACCTTTATAAGTATTATTTGTAGCTGCTTTTGATTGCAAACTTTTTTTACTTATTCCTAAAATTTTAGCAGCACTATCACAATTTTCAAATGAATTTAAAAAATTTCCTTTTAAATCATATTGATAAATCATATCTTTACTACTTCTTTTAATTTTATCATTAATAATATATTTTTCTAACTTATCATAACTTAAATAATATCCCTTACATAAATATTCTTTTTGAATAGCATCTCTTACATTTTCTCTTGTACACTGTAATTCTTTTATTAATTCAGTAGTATTTTTGTAATCTGTGAGATATTTTCCATTTATATCATATTTATATACCACTTTATCTTGTGGAATATTACTATATTTAGATAAATCTAATTTTTCAACTTTTTCTAAAGACCAAAGACTATTGAAACTGATACTCTGATTTATATGAGCAAAACTAATAGCCATGTTAGAACATCCTAGTTCATTTGCTGCTTTACTTATTGATATCCATGATTGTAAATAATTTCCATTTAAATCATATCTATGAATATTAATACTACAATCAGGGGATACAATACCTCCTAACTTCATATTATAAACATCATCTCGTTTTATAAAATCCTCATTTACAATTAAACTTTCTATTTCATATGCCTCTTCCATTGTATTACATTTAAATAATGTAATTCTATTAAAAGAATCAAATCCATATTTTTTAACTGCCTTTTGAAAAATTGTTTTTGGAAAATTATTTGTAGATGGTTTATAAATATTAATTCCGTTTCCAATGTACCCATCAAATTCGTTATTATTTTTATTATCATGTACTCCAATATAAATTTTCCTATTTTTATTATTAATTGTTATATATACTATATGCATTGTTTTTATTTTATACTTTATTTAAGTTATCTTCCATTTCGGATTATTAAACCCTACGTCCATTTGGACTAGTCGTTGAACCTTACTTAGAGCTTCTCTACGAGCTTGCTTTTTCTAAGTCTTGGCTGCTGATTGTCTTTATTCTAAAAGAATAATAAGAGTTCCCAGCAATTAAGAAGTTATTGTTCATGGAGCTTACGCTGCCAGCCTAGCATAGGTTTTTGTGTATATTTTACCAGGATATTTTGAGGTTATAAACTCTGCCCCTTCTAATGTAAATGCTGCTATGGCTGGTTGAGAAGTAGATACATCAGGAGACATATCTAAACAGATACCGTATGCTTTAGTTGGATACTCTTTTGTTAAAGCTCTATCAACCATAAAAGTAACAGTGTTACCAGAAACTTCATAAGAAGTAAATGTTGCTCCAACTTTAACAGGATTATCAACTTTAACATTAGATTGAGTTGCTTTCGAATACAGCATTGTTGGAGTAGATCCCCATAATTTCAACCAGTCAGCAAGAGCGTTATTAACTTGACTCCATAGACGGTCATTTACAATAAATGTATACTGATTACCTGTTGCATTTGCAGCTTTCTGATTCATTTGTTCCATTACAGTGCTAATTACATTAGCATTTAATTTAGCAAATTTATATTTAGAAGCAAATCTTTCAATCTGTGGAATTAAACCATCACCTGCGATTAATTGACGACCATCTTCAGTAAGTACTGTTGATTTTCCATCAGCATTCATAGTTGTTTTTCCCCATAACAAGTGATTGTTCTTAACTGTGGTAAAGTTATCCAAAAGATCTTTTTCCATTTTGTTAAGTTTAAAAATCTTTTCTTGCATTTCTCCAGTACCTTCACCTTGTGCAATTTTAATAAATTGAGTTTCGTGTTGTGCAAAACGAGAAGAATATGAAATGTCATTTCTATGTTCTGTAATCCACTGACGGTGTTTTTCAATATTAGATTGATATTTTGTAAAACCATCCTCTGAATATTCTGGTTGAATATTAGATAAGAAACGAGTTGTTAAACCAGCTGCACAAGCTGTTGCTTCTAACTCAGCAGAATAATCTGCATCAATTAATTGAACTGTATATTCTCAGAAATTATCTCCTTTTCTCTGTGGAGTTGTTTTTACAATACATTGCTGACGGCTGTCATCAATTTTGAAAGTATCATATTTTTCATAGTATCTCTCTGTGAAAAACATTGTAATGTCTGCTCCACCTGCACCATTTCCTACTGGAGCTGCTGCAAAGAATACTTTTTTAATGAATTCAACATCAATATTCCACTCAATCATAAGGGAATTAATTGGCTGAAATTTACTTTCATTTTTCTTATTATAATAAGTGTTCAATAAAGCTTCTGTTAAGAATGTTGCAGTGTTACTTGTATACATTCTTGCCATAACTCCCATCATTTTTGGGCGAGCACCTAAAAATTTGTAGAAATCTTCGTATGTTCTACTGTTTGCCATTTCTGGCTTTACGTTTACGTAATTAGCAATAACCATTGTTTATTTGTTTATTTGTTTTATTTAAAAATTTAACTCGTGAATACTATTTATTTCTCTGTCTCCCTTCACTATGACAGGCGAACGATTATCTTTCTTAAGTCTTGCTATCTCTTCTTCATAAGCAGTTTTTAATACATTAAAGGCTTCCTCTCCATATTTTTGAAACAAAGCCACTCTGTATAATTCTTTAGGATCAGTAATAGATTTATAAAAAGCAGATGCCCCAGTGTCATCTAATTCTAAAATAGATGATAATACTTCGTTTTTTTCGTCATTATCTAAATCAATGCCATAGAAATCTGGAGTTTTAACTGCAATATCTACCATTTGATTTACAAATTGGCTATATTTAGCCTCTTTTTCATTGTTTGCTTCTTGAATTTGTGTTTCTTTATAGTTATCTTCTAAGAGTTTGTACTCACTCCTTAATTTATCTGTTTTCTTTTTAAATAAAGCTTCATCTTGTAATTCTTTTTCTAGCTCCTTTACGAGTTCCTCATCTGTTAAATCATATTTATTTTTTAAATCCAATAAATACAATTCTTGGTCGTCATAAGAATCTATTTCATAAGATTCTAATTGTGGAATATTAGCCTCTGCTAATATCTGTGCTTTGTATGCTTCTAAAAATTCATCTATAGTTAAATTTTCAGTTCTTATATGATTTAAAAAATCAACTTCGGATTCATATAAATCATTATTATCTTCTTGAGCAGTTAATAAATCTAATTGCTCTTTTTTGGTTAAATTAAAAAAGTCTACCTCTTTTTCAGTATTATCTTCTTCTCTAACAATAATTTTATTATTCTCTATTCCTTTTGATTTTAATAAATCATCTAAAATTGATGTCTCTTTTGCTACATCAGTAACATCATTAAAAATATTATCATTTTCAACTATATTGTTTTCAATAATATCATTATTTACTGTTGTTTCCCCTAATCCTAAATCTTCTCCGTCAAAAACGTCGTTTAAATCTGCCATATTCATTTTCCTTTATTTGTTATTTACTTTGTTTATTTTTACAAAATTACTATTAAAAATTTATATAAAATATATGTTTTTATAAATTCCCTGAATTTTATTTCAATACATTGTACTACATAAAATTTTATATAAATTTTTAGTAAATAATTCTTTATTTGATGGTAATGTAAATTTTATTTCCTTTCTTTTGCTCATCTATTAAATAAGTAGTTAACTTATTCATCCAATGGGTACTATTTAAAATTTTACCTTTTTCCTTATTTTCTCCAATAATTATACATCCAGATGATGAAGTTTCATTTTTACCATTATGAATTAATATACCATCAAAATGCGGGACATTAAGTAAACGAGGTAACATTCTTTTAAACCTCCCTGACATATTAACTATAACTTTATACTTACCAAAAGGTATACAAGTTTTATCTTGTACCTTACCTTCTCCAATATCATTTAAATCACCATCTTTATTAAGGTCTCTGTTTACATCTTCAATAGTATCACACCATAATTTTCCATTAATAAAAAACTTACCAATAGTATAAGTTGGGGAAAAATAAACTCTATTTAATTCTAATTCTATATTCATAATTTAGTTATTATTTATTATATTTTATGTATCTTACAATAGTTATCAGTAGTATCTTCATACTCTTTATTATCTATATAGAGAAGTAATTTTTCTTTCTGCTCTAAATTTTTTAACATTTTCATCGTTTAAAGCTAAAAAGTCATTAATAAACTTTTGTTGTTGATGTAGTAGCCTACTTCTGTAGTCTCTTTTAGTTTCACCCTCTATTGATTGAAGAACAAATTTTTTACCTGAAAATTTCTCAGCCGCTTTAACGTCATTAGCAGTTACTTCCTCCGTTAACTTTCTAGCTTGTTTATTAGTACTTATTGCCTTTCCTATAAATGATCCACCTATTCCTAGAGCTGCTCCAGTTGTTCCAATTATTCCAACGTTTTGTGCACCCCTCTTTATGGCTTGATATTTGAGTTTAAGATCAGTCACTTTACTGGAAAATGCTTGTTCTGCATCAATGCGAGGCATTGAATAAGCTGATTTTTTTGTATCAATTTGTTTCAATATACTATTTAATTCCGCTCTAGCATTAGCAATATCTTTTGATGCAAGGCGTTGCTTATAACTTCACTCGTCTATTTCCCATTTAGCCCTCCTTCTTGCCATTACTCTAGCTTGTAACCCCTGTTGGGCATTAGGTATTTTAGGTCTTGTTAATTTAGCTAATAATAAATCAGCAACACTTGAAGAACTTGTAGGAGAATCTAGATTTTTTAAGCCAATTACTGGGTTTCCTAAAAATTCACCATCAGCTATATTTTTAGAGTTTTTATCGTAATTTATTATTGGATGTTCTACATCTTTAAATCCTAAATATAAATCTCCGTCTCCATATCTATCGCCAGGTTTATATCCTTTTTGACCTACTATTTCTGAAAACTCTTTTAAAAAAGATTTAGCATCCTTTATTTCATTTTTTGAAAGGTCCTGTAAAACGCTGTATATATCTGATATTTCAGTATCTAATATTATTCCATGCTTTTTTAGTAATAAGTTAACTTGAGTTTTTTCAATGTCTGAAAGTTGCTTGTTTTGTCTTGACCTAAGTAATTCATCTATAAATTTTATAGTATTGTCATTTTTGGGCATATTTTCATTTACATATCCATAGGCAGACTCAGTATGACCAGAATTTCCTACTGTAGAATATTGCCCTAATCCATAAACTTCACCTCCATTAGTTGTATTTTTATAAGTGTATACAGCTTTTTTCCATCTACAGCTGATACACCTCGACCATAAGAAGTTTGTTTGATATAATAATCTAGTATAACAGCTTTCATTTTATTTTCATCTGCAGCTATTTCATCTATATAATTGTTAAACTCAATTTTTTTTAATATAGATTTATTTGTTTCAATATTCTTTAAATCTAAAACAGGCATTTTTAAATCTTTAAATAATACTTTATTTCTAAGTTCTATTGTTTTAAGTACCTCTTTTCCATTACCATTTATAAGTAAATTATTGAAATCTTCTATGTGTTTTTCTTTTATACTTTGAGATTTATCAAATAAAGTTTTTTGTGTTGCATCTAAATGTTTAAAGTTAGCTTTTACATGTGATGAATTATTTTGTAAGGGATATTTTTTAAATCCCTGAGCTTCTAAAAATTTTGACAAATCTCTTGCGTAATCATCATGTAGTGCTGAGTTTACATCTATTTCTTGATTCTGATACATAAATGTTTTACCATACTTAGCTTTACCATCTATTGGTTTGAATCCATTGATATTCTTAATATTTAATGTAGTCAAATCATAATCGTTTGGTATACGATTAAAACCCTTTGTATCAATAAGTGCAGGTGAGCCGATCACTTTGCTTTTTGGATATAATGTTTCAAGATATTTTACATTCCTTCTTACTATATCTTTAATTCCTTCACCTACAAAATCATTTTCAGTATATAAAAATTCATCTGGAATGCTTTGTGAAACAGTATTATTTTTATTTAATTTGATATTTAAAATCCCTGATTTCATTGGCTTAGACATAAAATCAGCTATAGACATTTCACCCATTTTATCTTGCTCGTAATAAAGGTATTTTTTATTATCATCAAAAGAATGTATAAATTTTTTTGATGATTCATCATGGAATAATCCTTTTGATTCTGCACTTTTTAATATTTCTACTGGCTTAGCTTTTATGGTTTCTAAATTCAATGATTTGGTTGGCAACCAAGGTTCGTTAGCAGTAATATTTTTATTAATAGATTCAATAGAATTATATTCATCTAATAAAGATTCATAAGGGGGCTTTACGCTCTGTCATTCAGTCTAAATGATCTTTTTGTTTATTCAAGTTAAGATATCCATCATATTTGTCCCTTAATAATTGATGTTCCTCTTCTGAAGTATTTCCCAACTTTTTAATCATTTTATATCTATCAATATTTTTAATTATTTGTTTAGGAATAAACTTTTTTATATTTATAAACTTAGGAATTTGTTGTGCCATTTTTGTTATACCTTTTGAAACAATTGGCCCTCCAGCTACAATTCCTGTACTAACAGCGAGTTCCTCAGGCGTTGCGGCTCTGCCTTCTAACATAGCAAAACCTTCCATACCAACACCAGCAGCCAGTATATTCTTTGCCAATGATGCTGCCCCCACCATAGGAGTACTGTATCCAGCCCCCAAAGCTAGGGCTGCTGATGCACCTACAGTCTTTGCTAATCCTTGCAATCCTGCAGGATTTCCACCTTTATCTTGCCATCCAATAGCCTCTAACACTCTATCCCTATTCGTAAGATAGCTTATATACTCTTTTGACACTTCCTTTAAAGAATCCTCTCGTTTATGTATAGTCGATTTAAGAATTTTTCTTCCACCAATAGTAGTATAGAGCTTTTCTCTCTCATCTAATAATGCTTGCGTTGGCTTTACTTTTTGTATGTTTTCTTTTCGATATATAGTAGTACCAGCTTTTAATGGAGGTGTTTTTATTAAAGATGAAAGATATTCTGTCATAAATATAGTTTTTTGAATGTGTTAAAAATTGTTTGTATTATATTTTTATTTATATGCTTTTCATATAAATCTCTAATAATCTTAATACTATTATGCTCTTTAATTATAGTATTTAATTCTAAATAAATAATAATATTTTATAATAGCTAATAATAGCTATTATAAAATATTAATTTAATTATATTACATTATTTGGTAAAAAAGTTCAGATTTACTCTCTGTATTGACTGTTCTCAATTATAATAATCATCAGACATAATGCAATAAAGAACTCAGTAGAATATACAGGACTAATAAAAATAATCGTTATTTACAAAAATTCAGAATGCTCTTTCTCATCGAGAGTAAGCCCTAATTCTACAATCTTCGCTTTCATCTCTGCAAGGTCATCTGTCTCAAAACATGTTTTAATAGTCCCTGTAACACTATTAGAATCGAATGTACCAAGTACTGAAATTCTATTTTCACTATATGTCAATCTATATTTCTTTGTTAATGTTGTTGCCATTTTGTTTGTTTTTGTTGTTAATATTTAATTTTAAGAAGTTCTGATAGTTACGTCTACGCCCAATTGCACTAGAGATAGATAATGTTCGTTTTGGTCAATACCTGTTGGTATACCCATATTCTCACCATCAAGGTGAAGAGTTGTAAGTAGGCATCCATCGTAGTGCTTGGCTGCCTCTGCCTCAAGCAAAGTAGTATCTACTGCATTTCGGTGAAATTTTGCGTTATGACAATCGACTGTAAGAAGAGATGTGTAATCAATTCGTAGGAACGTAATAGATGTGTCATTGATGTTTATATATTTTAATTTAGTTAGCTTCCGTAGACTCCCAATTGTTGTAAGATTAGGTGAAAACTTCACATTTATATTCTCTAAATTAATCAAATTACTTAAATTTAACACCGTATTTAAATTTCCTTGTGCATATAAATTTTTTAGGTTTTTGAGTAGATTTATTCCCTTTAATGTTGCCAGCGTATAGTATACGTTAAGTGTTTCCATATTCAAAATATCATCTGAAGTGTGCCTATTCTGAGAATAAGCACTCCCTAAAATCTCTTCGGAAAATAATTCCGCTAACCGTGCTCTGTCTTCTAATAACTGCCGACCGTATTTAAGGTCTAATAATTCTTGTGTTGTTGCCATTTTTTTTATTTTTTTATTTTAAATTAATCTAATCCTAATACTAATGCCATGTCGGCTGTTGCTGCTACTGCATCGAGTCTGTTTTTTAATAAATTAGCATTATTTTCTAACGTATTAACATCATCTTCTAATACCTCAGTTTTACCCTCTAATGTTTCAATTCTAACTGCTGATTCATGAATTTCAGTTTCCATCCCACCGACCCTACCTACCAATGTACCAACTCCATCTTCTATCGCATCAATACTGACTTGCAGTGCAGTGTCGGCTGCAATACGAGCTTGGACTTCGGTGTTAATTGGTGCATCATCTAATCCTAGTGTTAATGCCATGTCGATACTGGCTTGCAGTGCATTATCAGCATCAATACGAGCTTGGACTTCGTTATTAATTTGCGTGTTAATCGTTGATGTATCTAAATTATAAATATTTTTATCATATCTTACTACCTCCCCATCTGAATTAATGTAGGGAACTAATAAAACTATTGCCTCAGCACTATCAGTTGCAGTAACTTCTACTAAATTAACACCTACTGAAAAGTGTTCATATATACCTATATCTTGAGCAAAATAGATTCCAGGATAGCTATTATTTAATTCTATTGCTCCTAAGTAAGGATCTGTATCTAAGTGAGCAATTCCTCTAAATCCCACAACATGATTTCCTGTGTTCATAGGGGAAGTATTTGTATATAGATAAATTAAACTGTTACTAATTGTTTTAATTAGCTGTTCAAAATCTGCTTTTTGATAATCTTTAACACCTCCATCAAATCTTATCATTACTTCACATAAATTTTTTAATAAAGAATCTAAGGTTTCAATTTTAGGTAAATTACTTAAATCAAAACAAGAATTTAAATTAAGGGCACTAATTGTAAATAACCCATTTTCTGCAGAAGTTACTATTTGGCAATCTTCATTTTCTAATAAATTGTTTTCACTCATTATGGTAACGTATTAATTGTTTTTACATTAAAATTATCATATATTCTTTGTCATGTTCACATTGTTTGAGGTAAACTAACATTTTTATAATACTCAAATGGAGTATTAATAGTCATGTCAAGATTATTATTTTTATTTAAAATATTATTCATTAGTTTTTGAATATGTACCTTTTCAATTTCTGACATTTCAAATCAACAAGCCCATTGATATATTTGATTAATAATATGTAAATCAAATAAATCTTCTTTTGTATTCTCATCTTCTTTAGCTAAATATTGTAAATTTTGTAAATATTTAAAAGTAGATGATACTATTGCCTTACTGTACTTATTTGCATCCACAATTTGTAGTATTTAGTCTATTTGTAGTATTACAATTAGAAAAATTATTTTTTAAAATATTATAAAAATATTCTGCCTCATCTATTCTCTCTAATCTCATTGCTTCTTGATGTGCAAAAATTATAACAAATGCTGACTTTGCATCCTTTGGCAAAGTTGCACATCTTTCATCTAGACTTAATAAACATTGTAAAAGGTAATTATATACATTATTAATGTCTGAACAAATTCCTATAACTTGTTTATCAGATAACTTAGTGCCATCTGTATATAAAGGTTCATCCCCTAAACCTGTCCACATAACCCCAAATACAATTTGGAACATTCCAGATCCTCCAAATAAAGCAGTTTCTATTCTCATGACTTCTTTAGTAGAAGTTTGTTCATATAAGTTGCTAGCATCTACAAAGCCAGAACTATTGGCTGGATACTCAGGGGTTGTTAAATAATCAAATTTTTTAATAGATAATAAATTAAACCTATAATTAACTGGACATTCTACACTAAACTCTAAATATTGACTTCCTGGGGAAATTCGTACTAAATTAATTTGTATCATTACTGTCTTGTTTTGTTATTTTAGCAGCTAATCCTAAAGTAGCACAAGCTACAATAACATATCCTGCAATTGTAAATACTAATTGTGAAATTCCATATGCTTGTAAATCAAACATTTTATCTGATGCTAATACTGCTACTGCACTAGTTCCTAAAGTTATTGCAAAATTTTGTATTTTTTTTCAAAATAATGGAGATTCTGCCATCCATCTGTGTTTTAATTCTTTTATCATAATTTTATTTCCAATTAACTTTCCATCTTCCATATTCACTACTAATTCAATAAAATAGACTATGAATTTTATTTTATTGAATTAGCAGCTTTCTATGTTTTTTAGTCTGGTTTTCTTATTTTATTAATAAATATATCTGCCATCCTTGATATAACAGGTAACTGACAACTACCGCTTGAGCGTAACCGATATAGTCGGCTGCAAGGTCGATACGGTCAAATCCTGTTGGTTGAGGTTTGTACTTGTCAACTATCTCCTTTCCTACAAATATCAGTGAGCCAAATATAAATGTAAGAAGCAATGCCCACCAAAACCCCATGTTAGGAATAAAGGCTACTGGTAAGGTGACTATACCTATGAGCCTACCTACTGTTATGTGTTTCTGTTTATCGTTCTTCATAACCGTATGGTGTTTCTTCAGGTGTAACAATCTCTTCGGGCTTGTCAATCTCATACCAACTATTATCCGCTACATTCACGACTAACTCAATAGGGTAATTTGCAAATTCACCGCCATTAGTAAGTACCTTACCATTTTCAGAGGTGATAACTTTTTGTGTGTCATTAATTTGATTTGTTTTCATATTTTTATGTTGTTTTGTTTACGGTTCCACCTGCATTGGTTATAATAGACATATCACAAGCACTTGCTCCAGGGTTTCCTGTAATACGGATTGTTTTACCGTTAAAACTTGCACTTGTTGCAATAATACTTTCAAATAAAGCATTAAGTGCAGTTGCATCCATCGAACAATATGATACATCTATCTGTGGACTACTGCCTCCCCAAGTACTTACTGCTGCAGTATTAGTAAACAGTAGGGATTGAAGTGCAGCAGGACTACTCCCATTAATACCTGCAAGTACAAAGCGACCTGTGATTTTATTCCTTACTTTTAAACCTCCTACTGGATTTAAAGAGTAACAACCAGCATAAGTTTCCGCTAAATCCATTCCAGTGGTTTCATCGCCAAGTTGGTCAAGGTTATCTATATTTTTAAGGCTGTTGCACATATAAAAAGTCCTTGATAAATTCGTTACAGAATTTAAAGCAGGAAAATTAGTAATGGTCTCTAAATTATAGCAATACGCAAAGGCATTATTAATATTTGTTATTGGAACACCTGTATTATCAGGAAAGCGAAAAGACTTCATTAAAAAACAACTGTTCATCATATATGCAATACTTCCGTTTGTCAAATTAACTGAATTGACAAAAGTTAAATCGTGCAGATTGTAACAATAGGCAAAAAAGCTCTCAAGAGAAATAATTTTGCCTTCATAACTACTATTAAATTTAATACCATAACCTCGATACCCCGATACAAATTTAGCAATAGAATTAGTGTATATGTTATTGACAGTTGGCGGTAAAACCAGCATTCCTAAATCGCAACCATCAAACCCGTAAATATTAAGTCCATTTGTACCAAAATCTAATTTTTGTGGAGGAATAAACGTTTTTAAATATGGTGTTGTAATCGCAGTATACCCAGGCGTTAATGTATCAACTGCTGAAAAATCTAAATGTTTAATCTTGGTGTTTGTAAATGTTCGGTCAATGTAGGTTTGTGAGTTTGGTCCAAGTTGTTCTGGCATTTTAAACTTCACGAGAGAGAAACAATCTTTAAATGCATCTGTTAACGATAGAAAACCTATATTCATAACCTGAGGCATCTCAACCGACTCAAGATAAGAACTATAAACTAAGGGGATATCTCGGTTTGCAAATAAAAATCTAAAACTAATATTTTTAGTTCCAAATTTAGCCCATAGAAATCCATTTGAAACCCCTGAAAAAGAAGCTGGACTGACCGAAGTTCTATAAGCTGTTATGTTGTTAGCAGCTACTTGTGCGTGAATCCTAATTTTAAAAGTAGTATAACCTCTGCTACAAGCCTGACCGTCTCCTACTATATAAGAATGTGAAGCTACTATACCATTCGCCCAGTTGTTAACTGTACCGTCACCCCAATCAACATAATAACCGCCTGTAACTTCTACTTTAACGGCATAATGTGGGTTAATATCAGACGCAAGGAGTAATATTTCATTGTCATTAGGAGTTTCAAGCTGAATCCAATCGGTAGGTGCAACCCAATCGTCAATCAAGCTAATTTTATCGTCGTAATCGGCGAGTTTAGTATTAGCAGGAATAGAC